CTATGGCGATAACGCAGTCTAGCGACAAACGTCGCATGAAAAACCGCAAGATCCTTGCGAAAATGAAAACATTCGAGCCAGTTCTCGAATGGAAGTCTAAGGAAGATCAAGAAAAAGGTCTTGGATATGCTTTGAGTTGGTATTCTGCTAACTCTGATAAGAAGCAACAAAAGAAGTGGACTCTTGAATACTTCCAATCAAAAGATAAATCTATCCACAAGCGTCTCAAAGAACTTGAAGACTGGAGATTCATGACATTTGGATCCATCTGTCGTATGGCATCTATGCCTGATGGGTATAAATTTGAGTGGTCAGACTCTAAATTCTTTAATCGTAAATTAGCTGAACTTCTAGCAAAGTATGAAGACATAAAAGAGTATCTTGCTGAGCAGGCAAAACTCAAAGCGAAAGAAGATGCTAGGAAACCAAAACCACTAACTATCCAGCAACGCATTTTCAATGCAGCGTCTGAGATTGGAGCAGAGTATGACTACCAGATCGATCTATTCACGACAACAGGCGATTTTAAGACAGACTTCGAGGCGAAGAAGTACCTCGCTGCAGAGGGAGTCTCAGCAACAGTCGCAGCACGAGTCGTTGAGTTCTTTGTGCCAGTCCTGGAGGAATTATCAGGAGCGTATGATGGAACAGACGAACAACTTGTCGAAGGATACAACCATCTCACAAGAACGCAGTTACGAAAATTCCGAGACTTCGTACGAGGACTAGTAGAAGATACTCAGCAACATGCTCAGTCTGCTAAGAAACCTGTAACACGTAGAGCGAGAGCAGTTAATCCAGCAACCGTAGTGAAGCGTGTAAAATATCTTCCAGCGTTTGATGAATTGAAACTTCGATCTATCCATCCGACCAAGATGCTGGATAGCACTGAGATTTGGATATACAATACAAAGTATAAAAAGATCCAACGCTATGTTTCAGATGGTTCACTCATGTCAGTGAAGGGAACAACTATCGTTGGATTTGATCTGAAAAAGTCTGAACAGTTTACTCTGCGCAAACCTGAAGATTTCTTCAAAGGATTGTCAATTGGTAAACGTGCTCTTGCTGGTGCGTTGAATAAACTGAAAACAAAACCTTCCAAAGTCAATGGGCGGTTAAACGAACACTGTATAATTTTGGGTGCTTTTTAATGAAAGTAGAAATAAAAACAGAACCTTTTAAGCATGTGGTTATAACAAACATGTACAATGAAGAAGATCTTGATCTGATTTGGAAAGAACTAGACTTTATTCATTCAAATAGGAGCAATACCTTTTTAGATCCTCAAAATGGTGGTACTGCTCATGATAAAGATGGTAATCCTCTTAAAAATAATCACACTGTCTTTCTAGATGAATTTTATGCTTCTCGTAAATCTTCAAATATTCTAAGACTTAATAGAAAATTGTGGCATCAAGACTTGAAAGATGAGTTGAAACAATTCTGGGAACTAAGAGCATATGCGACGTGTGATTTCGATAATACAGTATTATCATATTATGAGAATTCTCATTATTATCATCCACATAGCGATCAATCAATGATTACAGCACTAACACATTTCTTCAGAGAACCTAAAAAGTTTGAAGGTGGGAATCTATACTTTGAAGATTTTGACAATCACAAATACGAATGCATTAACAATAGAACAATCATGTTTAATGGTCATGTTAATCATGCTGTTGATGCTCTTACTATGACTGAAGAAAATATGAACAAAGGTTTAGGAAGATGGGTCATGGCTCAGTTTCTTGGATATAAACGATAAGGAATAATTATTATGATTTTAATTGATTACAGTCAGGTGGCATTATCTGCTATTTTGACATTTCAGCGTGAACTGAAAGGCGATGAGGGTGAAGTAAAGAACCTTATTCGCCACGCAACAATTTCGGCTATCAAATCTTTTAAGAAAAAGTATGGTGCAGAGTATGGCGAAGTAGTCATCTGTGCCGATGGTCGTAAGTACTGGCGACGAGAAGTCTTTGAATACTACAAAGCAAGTCGCAAAAAGAATCGTGATGCATCTGATCTGGACTGGGGATTGATTTTTGATACTCTGTCTGAGATGCGTGATGATTTCGCTGAGCACTTTCCATATAGAGTCATGCATGTGGAACGTGCTGAGGCAGATGATATTATTGCCACACTGGTGGAGTGGACGCAAGAGAACGATCTTGTGCAAGAGGGTTTGGTGTCAGAACCACAACCAGTCTTGATCTTGTCGAGCGACAAAGACTTCCGTCAACTCCAGATCAACGACAATGTCCGTCAGTGGTCACCAATGCAAAAGAAATATCTTTCTGCTTCTCGTAAGGAGATCGAAGAATATATGGTTGAGCACATCGTGAAGGGTGACGCAGGTGATGGAGTCCCAAATCTTCTTTCTCCAGATGACATCTTCCTACAAGAAGGTGTACGACAGCGACCAATTTCTAAGAAACGTCTGGCTGAGTTTCAAGAGAAAGGTCGTGATGCATGCCGTGATGAACAAGAGAGACGTAACTGGGATCGTAATGCGAGACTGGTAAGTTTTTCTCACATCCCTGAAGATCTCAAAAAAGAGATCGTGGATGCTTACATAAGTAATAGTCCAAAAGGGGACAAAATGTCCATCATGAATTATTTAATCGAACATCGATGCAGATTACTGCTTGATGATATTGAGGAGTTTTAATATGGCTAGACGTGAATACGTTACAATTATGTTGGACAAGATCAACAAAGATCCAGCAATCATTTCAGAGTATGCAGGTGATGCTGTTCTGAAAGGTATCTTCGAGAATGCGTTTGATACCGAATTGAAGTGGAGTTTACCTGAAGGTGAACCACCATTCAAACCTACCGCTGAACCTATGGGTATGACACCCACAAATCTATTCCAAGAGATCCGTAGGTTCTATATCTTCCGTCGTGAAGATCTCAACCAACTTCGTAAGGAATCACTATTCATTGAGTTAATTGAAGGTGTCCATCCAGACGAAGCCAAAGTATTGGTCGCAATCAAAGACCAAAATCTCACTGGTTTATACCCTAACATCACTGCCGATCTAGTGGCGAAAGGGGGTTTCATCTCTGAAGAGGTGGCAAATCGATTTCAACCCAAAAAGAAGGGTCGTGGACGACCACCAAAAGTGGCATCCGATAGTGATGAAACTGCAAAAGAACCAAAGAAACGTGGGCGTCCTCGCAAAAACACTGAAATTACTGCGTAAAATAACTGTTGTCTTGCAATAATTTATGCGGTATAATATACGTATAATTACAAAGGAGAACTATATGAAACTATTACTTTCTGCAGTGGTCGGTGCTTTGATCGCAACTTCGGCAATGGCACAAGATGTGCATGTCCAAGATCATTATAAAACACACGTTATTAAGATTCCACATCAAGAGATGGTTTGTCATGATGTGCAAGTTCCAATCTATGGTAAGACTGGAGACGCATCAACTTTTGATACACTTGGTGGTGCTATCATTGGTGGTGTGATTGGTAATCAATTTGGTGCTGGTAGTGGTAAAGATGCATTGACTGTTCTTGGTGCTATCGCTGGTGCTGATTATGCTAACAAAAACATGAAGCGTGACGGTGTCATTGGATACCAAACTGAAGAGCGTTGCAAAACAAATGTGACTTGGGAAACTCGTAAGGAGGAACGTTATTCACATTCAACTGCAACATTTTATGTTGATGGTCAAAGGGTGACATCAACTTTCCATCGTAAGGTGAAATAAGGAGATTATATTATGCCAAACTGGTGTTCGAATAGCCTAACGTTGCGTCATGATGATACAACGAAACTTGATGCTCTTGAAGCACAACTCAAGAAAGTTAGCGATCCTGAAGTAAAAGAGGATGATGTTCTTAACTTTCTAATTCCAAATCCTGCAGGTGAATGGGACTATGGTTGGTCTTGTGAAAACTGGGGTACAAAATGGGATATTCAACCACATGACTTTACTCGTGAAGATGAGAATACACTTCAAATGAGTTTTGATTCTGCGTGGTCTCCACCAATTGAGGCATACAATACTCTATTGGAAGATGAATGGGAAGTGACTGCTTATTATGAAGAACCTGGAATGGGATTCTGCGGTAAATTCGACAACGGTGATGATGAGTCTTATGAGTATGATTTCTCTGATCCAGATTGGCGTGATAATATTCCTGAAGATGTTGTAGATTATGCTGGTCTCGAGTATGCTTACGAAGATTGGAAAG